AGTCGATCTTGGGGCGTATGGCGATGAAAAAGGTGTTGTTGCCAAAGCACTCTGTATGGACGCAAAAGGCGGTTGACGAGTTATTAAAGTTCCCGCAGTCGCGCCACGACGATTTTGTTGATACAATTGCGTGGATTGGACTAGGGTTGTCTCGACTAGCTGCGCCTGGTGGTGCAGTTGCGAAAGATACCAAATATCCAGAGGTCGGAACGCTGGCGTGGGTTAAGTGGGACTCAAATCAACGGCGTAAACAGCAAAGGTTGGTCAGTGCGACCGGAGGATTTTAGATGGACGAAATGTTGATAGATGATACTGACAATAAGGAAAAAGCGGAGGCAACAACTCGCCGCAAAGCCTTAGTCAGCAGCTGGACAGCTAAGATCAAGCAAGCCAAGGGCTTTCACGACAAGTCGTATAAGACGATGCGACGGGACATGAATGCTTGTCTAAAAGGTTTCGATGACGAGGCTTGGACAGAGGAACAGTATGTGGCAAACATACTGCAACGCCATGTTCAGCAAAGGACCGCATCGCTTTATGCCAAAAACCCTAGAGCCGTCGCGCACCGCCGCCCACGCATGGAGCATCAAGTTTGGGACGGCGATCCGCAAACACTGGCGGCGGCATTTTCTGCGGCGCAACAAGCAGCACAAATGGGGATGCAGCCACCGCCACAGGCAATGATGATTATTCAAGATTACGAACAGGCAAAAAACCACAACAAGATGCTGGATAACGTGGCAAAGACGCTGGAGCATCTTTTTGACTACTACATGAAAGAGCAGCAGCCAAACTTCAAAACGCAAATGAAAGCGCTGGTTCGTCGTGTTGTGACTACTGGTGTTGGCTATGTGAAGGTTGGATTTCAGCGTGATTTGGACAGGTCGCCAGAGGTTGCGGCTAAAATATCAGACGTTCAAGCCCAGCTGGATTTTGTTCGTCGCGTTTCGATGCAAGCAGCAGATGGTGACATTGAGGAAGATGATCCGCAGATCGAAGAACTGATGCTGTCGATGAAGGCGTTAATGTCCGAGGATATGATGACCGTGCGCGAGGGTCTGGTGTTTGATTTTCCCGAAGCCAATTCAATTATCATTGATCCGATGTGCCGCCAGCTGCGGGGCTTTGTCGGCGCAAGCTGGATATGCCACGAACTGTATTTGACGCCTGACGAGGTGATGGAGATTTACAGCGTCGATCTTAAAACGCAGTACCTATCGCACGATATGAAGGGGCGTTTAACTGGCCCTAGTGATCCTTATCAAAACCGCGTCAGTTACGGAGAGACAAACGACGATCGATCATCCGAAGGTTTGGTGCAAGTCTGGGAGGTGTATGACCGCAAAACAGGCGTTCAATACTGCATTGCCAATGGACACAACGATTTTCTGCGTGAGCCAATGTCGCCTGATGTGAAGGTCGAAACTTTTTGGCCGGTGTTTGCGCTGGTGTTTAACGAGGTCGAGCATCAAGATCATTTGTACCCGCCGTCCGACATATCCCTACTGCTTCCGATGCAGCACGAATACAATCGCGCAAGGCAGGGGCTGCGTGAACATAGACGCGCTAACCGGCCCAAGTATGCCGCGCCAGCGGGTGTGTTAGAGGATGTTGATAAAGAGAAGCTGGCAACGCACCCCGCTAATGCGGTGATCGAGTTACAGGCTCTAGCAGCCGGTCAAAAGGTCAACGACGTTATTCAGCCAATCGGCCAGATCGGTATTGATCCTAACTTGTATGAAGTGCGGAGTATATTTGACGATATTCAACTGGTCGTGGGCGCACAGGAAAGTCAGTTTGGCGGTCTGTCTAAAGCCACTGCCACGGAAACTAGCATTGCAGAATCGGCGCGTATGTCGAGCCTTGGCGCTAACGTCGATGAACTGGACGGCTTTATGTCCGAGATTACGCGCGCAGCCGGTCAGGTGTTGTTTGCGGAAATGTCGGTCGATGAAGTCAAAAAGATAGCTGGACCTGGTGCGGTCTGGCCCGAAATGACCCGCGATCAGATCATGGAGGAAGTGTTTCTGGAAATCGAGGCTGGGTCTACCGGCAAGCCAAACCGCGCAGCGGAACTGGCGAACATCGAGCGCATTATGCCGTTCCTACTTCAAATACCAGGCATTGATCCGCAATGGCTGGCAAAAGAATTGCTCAAGCGTTTGGACGATAAGCTAGACTTAGATTCCGCGTTTGCAGACCAAATTCCAAGCATTGTTGCGATGAACCAACAGCAACAGCCTGGTACTGGTGATCCTGCGTTGCAGGGCGCACCAGGAGGGGGCGCAGATAACGCGCCGCGCCAATTACCATCGGGCGGAGGTCCAGCACCGATTGGTATGATGTAACCATATCCCGTATGTTGATTGATGTGACAGACGGGAGTATAATTGAGAAAGGGACGATAATATGGTTGATGAAACCGCAGTGTTGGAAACGTCCGACGACACGCAAGAAGCAGACGTTACAGCGCCCTCGTCGAGCGTAGAAAGCGAAACTGAGGCTGATTTGCTGGCCGTCGTTCAAGACGCAATGCAGATCACCGATGATACGGACTCGCAATCCGACGAGCAAGTAACTGAGGAAGTTGTCGAAGCAGCGCCGATAGAGGATGAACCGTCCGAACCAGAGGACGATGAAACTTTTAACGACGTTCCCTTTAACGAGCATCCCCGATTCAAGAAACTGATAACGGAGCGCAACGCATATAAGGAAGATGCTACACAGTATGGTAAAATTACAGGGTTCTTAGATCAGAACAATGTGACTGCCGAAGAAGCCGCGCAAGGCTTGCAGATCATGGCACTCATGAAGCAAGACCCAGCAAAAGCACTGGAAGCATTACAGCCTTATGTCAAATCTCTGTCCGAAGTCACTGGCACGACTATGCCAGACGATATTCAAGCGCGTGTAAACGACGGGTATCTGGACGAGGACGCTGGCAAAGAACTGGCCCGAAGTCGTGGAGAAGTCGCAAGAGAGCGGCAGATGCGCGAACAAGTGGAACAGCGTCAAATCCAGCAAGAGCAAGCGCAAAGTGTCGGCCAAGTCGTATCGGCGGTGACAGATTGGGAAACGCGAACAAGGCAATCTGATCCAGATTACGAACTCAAGCAAGACGAAATGGATGACAGGGTAAAGGTACTGGTTGCGGAAAAAGGAAGGCCACAGTCTGCGGATGCAGCACTGGCAATGGCTCGACAGGCTTATGACGAGGTTAACGCCCGTTATTCGCAGAAATTCCAAAACAAGAGACCGATTAAAACTGCATCCGGTGGCAAACTATCAGGGACACCGACGCCAGAGCCTCAAAGCCTAATGGAAGCAGTACAGGCGGCTCTAGCAAACGGCCCATAACGGAGGCTTAAATGGCTTTTTCATCGGCAGAATTGGCGAATATCGCCAACGCATCACTTGATTACTACATCGACAAAGGCAACGTGTACGCGCAGTCTCTGCAAGACAAACCGCTTCTTAAAGCAATGGACGGCGGCGCAAAGACATTTCCAGGCGGCAAGGCTGACATCAGCTTGGCGGTCAAAGGCGTCTACACAACATCTGTTGCGGGTTATACCCACAACGGCACTGTGTCCTACAGCAACCCAGCAAATATCCAACGTGCTAACTACACGTGGAAAGAACATCATGCTGGTATCTCGCTGACGTTGACCGAACTTAAAAAGGACGGCATCAGCGTCACGGACTCGACCACTTCATCTGGTACATCGAACCATTCCGGTCGTGACGCGACTGTGCTGGTTAATCTGTTCCAAGATAAACTGGACGATATGATGGAAGGCTACAGCAAGGGCATGAATACGTTCTTGTATGGCGACGGTACTGCTGACGCTAACGCGCTGGCTGGTATTCGCTCGATCATTGTGGACAACCCAGCTGCGTCGGGAACCACTGTCGGCGGTCTGTCTACTGTGTCAAATACTTGGTGGAGAAACCGTGCCAATGTCGCTATTTCAACTAGCGCCACTGGTCAGGAACTGATCGAAACCCTGCACGGCGAAATGCGGCAGCTGAAACGCTTCGGCGGTCGGCCAAACATTGCGGTTTGTGGATCAGCGTTCTTGGATCGTCTGGCTGACGAACTGCGTCGCAACGGCAACTATTCGCAGACCGGCTTTGGTCGCGGTCAAAACATCGCAATGGGCGAGATCAGCTATAACGGACTGACGTTTGTTTATGATCCTACTCTTGATGATCTGACCATCAGCGGCAAGACCCCAAGCAAGCGTTGCTACATCATGGATACGTCGAAAATCTGTATGTATTATATGGATGGCGAAAAGATGAAGCGGCACAGCCCAGCGCGTCCCGCAACGCAGTACGTCATGTTTCGTGCAATCACCACAACTGGCGCACTGACAGCATCTCAGCTGAACTGCCACGGCGTTTACGAAATCGCATAAATCAACGGGGGGCGGGTTTCTCGCCCTCCTTTTACTCAGGAGGAACTAATGTCTGAAACTTTTAATTGTTGCGTTGCAATCGGGGGAGACATTCGGAGCGTGGTCAGCAAGGCCGATGTTTCGATTGCCGAAATTCTACTGCTGCAACACATACACGGCCCTGATGCCGTTCACCTGATTCGTCCGAGCGGGTCTAGCGACACAGGCAACGACCAGATGCGCGACGAACTGGGGCGCGAGTACGGCGACGATAAGATTGTGGAACTGTTTAATCAGTTTGGCGAGCTGCCCAAGACATTGCGCGAGGCGCGTGTGGGCGATGAATTGATGGACCCCGTTTATCTGCATGAGCGCAATAACAAGCCGGTCAAGCGTCGGGCAACCAAGCCCAAAGCCAAACCTAAAGCTAAAGTTGTTGCAGAGGTCGAGGAAGGCTAAAGAATGGCGAGAGGAACAAGTTTAGGTCAGCTAATCACCGATCTAAGATCAGAGGTCGGACATTCGCTGCAAGCATCGCTGGGAAAGTCTACCCGCGACGTTATGCTGAATATTCTGCAACGCACACAGCGGCGGTTGTGGGAGGACTACAGCTGGCCGTTCCTCTCGATCAAACGAGACATAAACATTGCAGCCGGTCAACAATATTACGATGTGCCAAATGACATGGTGTTTGAGCGGATCGAGCGCATGGAAACCAAGCACGGTGACGTTTGGGGCAAGCTGCATTTCGGTATAACCGGCGAACATTACAACAACCACGACAGCGACCGTGGGGTGCGATCTTCGCCAATTCGCCGGTATGACGCCTATGAAGGCAATCAGATCGAATTGTGGCCTATCCCAGCGGTCAACAGTAACGCGACAACCGGCGCTGGATCGGTGCGGGTGTATGGCATTAAAAACCTATCGCCATTTACTTCCGAGGCCCACACAGCGGATTTAGACGATCAGCTACTGGTTCTCTACGCTGCTGCTGAAATACTAGAGCGCCAGAAGCAAGGCGACAGCAGAAATAAGATGGCCCAAGCGCAAGCGCATTACGCGAGGTTGAAAGCGCGATCTGCTAAAACTGAGACATTTATTATTGGCGGCGGTGAACCAGAAGGGACGTATCGACCCAAAGGCCCACCGCTTATTGCAACAACGGGGTCCTAGATGCCGTATATTGTAGTCGAGGATTTTCGTGGCGGTTTAGATACCCGACGTATGAACGTCACCAGCACACCTGGAACGCTTACGACGCTAACCAACGCTCATATTACGCGCGGGGGCGAGATTGAAAAACGTCCAGCGTTTGTATCACTGACTGATTTGCCGTCTAACACGACGGGCTTGGCGGCGTCTGGCGGACAAATTTATGTGTTTGGCTCGGTGGTGGCATCAGCTGTTACGTTTGCCAGCGGATCACCGTCTAATATTAACTACGTTAGATTGCAGCATCCATCGGCAGCTGCGTTGACCAAAATACTGTCTGTTGATTTCTACAATGGTAGAACGTACGCAGCTGCTGAGTTTGCGGACGGCACAGTACATCACTTCTACGACGGCACTCGGATTACCGATTGGTTTGATGGTCGGGCTAGAGCCAAAATTCAAGTTACCGGCGGTACGCTGGGCGGCACGGCGGCAACGGCATCATTTGTTGTTACCGGCGGTACGAATAATCCAGGCGATAATCTGCGTGTGCTGCGTGTCAATAACGTGGATATTATTGCGTCTGCGGTCGCTCATACGGGCAATAACGCAACGACTGCGGCTAATATTGTAACTGCTATCGGCGCTGGCGGCAGCGGCTACACCGCGTCGGCGTCTGGCGCGACGGTGACAGTGACGGCCCCAGCTGTAGGCATTGAGCAAAACGGTTATCAACTGACATTTGCTGTCGATGGCGCTGTAACGCTGGGTAGCGTGGCGCATATGTCCGGTGGCCTAAATAACGCTGTCGCAAACATTACCGTAAACGGTGTTTCAATTATCAGATCACAAGTAAACTGGGGAACGTCAAATTCTGCGACGGCTGCGGCTATCGCAACAGCAATCAATGATTTTACGTCTGCGCCAGAATATGAAGCAACTGCGGTTGATAGTTTTGTTAACATCATTAGCAAGAGTTCTGGAACGTCATTTAACGGCCATGCGGTTGCAGTAACCGTTACTGGCAACGTAACGACAGTGTTCAACCCGACTTCCCAGACCAGCCTTGCGGGTGGCGTGGTGGATAGTTCGTCAGGCACATACACACCTGGCGCATTTGTTCGACCCGTCAAAACAAAAATGTATGCACTGCATGATAGTTTGCTGCATTTTAGCGGCGTCGATCAACCGGCTGAATGGAATGATACCAACGTCGGGGCTGGGTTTATCAATCTGGCAAACAACGCCAAAGGCAGCGAAGATTTAAAGGCGATTGCCAACTATTTCAACAACATCGCGGTGCTGGCCGAGCAATGTGTGCAGATTTGGTTTGTTGATCCCGACGATGATTTGAACCAGCAAATCCAAGTACTGCAAAACACTGGCACAATAGCTGCGGATAGCGTTGTCGAATTTGGCGACAATGATGTGTTTTATTTGGCTCTGTCCGGTATTCGTAGCCTTCGATCAAGGGATTCATCAAATGCGGCATTTGTTGGCGATATTGGAAATCCTATCGATAGCCTTGTTGCGGCAGACATACGATCCAGCCGAACCGTAGCAGAGGACGCCAAGGCAACGCTTGAACCGCGTGACGGTCGATATTTAATTGCTATTGGGTCCAAGATTTACGTCTTTTCGTTTTTCCCGCAATCAAAGGTATCTGCGTGGTCGGTCTACGAACCAGGATTTCAAGTTAATAGCTGGGCGTATGACGGGGAGCAAACACTGTGCCGATCCGGTGATAAGCTGTTCTCACTGGGCGGCGTTAACGGCGACACATACGACAACTGCACAGTCACCGTTCAGCTGCCGTTTCTTGATGCTGGATTACCGGCAACAGAGAAGGATTTGAACGGCTTGGACATAACCTGTCAAAACGTTTGG